CCTGGCTGAACACCTGACCAACACCGATCTCATCCGGCACGAGCAAGTCCACTGGCAGCAGTGGCAGCGCATGGGCACGGTCAGATACTACGCGACGTATCTGTGGCAAGTCATGCGCTACGGGTATCGCAACGCACCGATGGAGCGCGAAGCGCGTGGAGAGATCAATGGCTAAGACCCCGCTCCACAAGGCCACAATGGCCTGCAACGCCCCTCGGGCGACGCCGGGGCACCCCAAGAAGTCCCACGTCGTCAAGGCTTGTGCTGGGGGCAAGGAGAAGGTCATCCGCTTCGGTGAGCAGGGAGCCGAGACCGCTGGCAAGCCGAAGGCGGGCGAGTCGGAAAGAATGACGAAGAAGCGAGCGTCGTTCAAGGCACGTCACAGTGCCAACATCTCGAAGGGCAAAATGTCAGCAGCCTACTGGGCTGACAAGGTGAAATGGTGACTCATGGACGCAACGCTCATCTGGAACACCATCCTTACGGTGCTGGTCGGTGCAGTGGGGTACTTCATGTCTACCAAGTTTCGTGAACTTGACAGGCTCAGCATCCTGCTGAACCGTACCCGCGAAGAAGTTGCCCGGGACCACATCACGCGTTCTGAGTTCCGTCAGGACATGAAAGAGTTGATCGAACGGTTTGACCGCATCGAGTCCAAGATCGACAATCTACGGAGCCGCTCGGCTCCCTCCGCCCCTTAACCCCCGGCCCCAGGAGTCCCCATGACCCCCTCCAAACGCAAGCCCACCGCCAAGCCGGAGCCGATGTCTCCTGCGGCCCTGAGAGACCTCCGCAATGCGCAGAGGATGGCTGAGCAAGACACCGCCAACCGCGCTGCCGAACGGCACTTCAAGAACCCCGACCCCGAGATGCCGAAGAAGGCCAAGGGCGGCAAAGTCATGGCGAAGGCCGCGATGAAACCCCCGGCGAAGGCCGCGATGAAGCCCCCGGCGAAGGCCGGGATGAAGCCCCCGAAACGCATGATGAGCGGCGGAAGCTGCAAGTGAGGTAGAGATGTCCACGTATTCCAGTTCCGACCTGCCGAAGCCCAAGATGGGCCCGGCGAAGCGTTCATCCTTCCAACAGGCTTTCCGCGAAGCCCGCGCTGCGGGGGATAAGGACTTCACCTACAACGGCAAGAAGTACAGCACCAAGACCGCTGAGGAGCAGGGGCGGGAAGTTGGTGCCAAAGCTGCCGCAGGCTCTGGGCGCGGTGCGTCCGCAGGCCGCACGGCTGCTGACCGGGATACGGGGTCCGGTCGGGCCGAGATCCCCAAGAGCGGTGATGCTAAGGCCCCGGCTGAAAGTGGTAAGCGGATGAGTCCTCTGGAGATGGGTTTACTGACCACCGCTGGCGCGTTGGCTGGCCCCGCAATTGGGCGAGGTGCTGTTGCAGCCTACAAGGGCGCTAAAGGCGTCGCTGACACTGTCCGAGGTGCGGTACAAGCCAGCCGAGGTTTGGAAGAGGCAAGGCGCGCCCGGGTTGCGCGAGAGATGGACCGGGAACTCCCGCCCCTCGCCCCGAAAAAGCGGGTGCGTGTTGAAGGCACCAAAGGCGGGGTCTACCGTAGCGCTAAGGATGAAAAGCCCGCAGAGCCGAAAGCTGAGTTTCGTAGCCGTACCGCTGATCGTATGGATGAGCGGGGAATGGGCATGAAGCGCGGTGGCACCGCCAAGGCCTACGCCAAGGGCGGCAGCGTCAAGGGCGGTGGGTGCGAGACCCGCAACAAGAAGACGAGGTACGTCTGATGCGCGCGAGCCGGGGTATGGGGTGCATCCGCCCCGAACTGACCAAGCCGAAGGGCTTCGCCAAGGGTGGCGAAGCCAAGTCCAAGGTCAATGCCGCCGGCAACTACACCAAGCCCGGCATGCGCAAGAGCCTCTTCGAGTCCATCAAGGGGCAAGCGACTCAGGGCACAGCGGCGGGCCAGTGGTCCGCACGCAAGGCACAGCTTCTGGCGAAGCGGTACAAGGCCAAGGGCGGCGGGTACAAGGACTGACATGAAGTCCCCTCAGCAGTCCCTCAAGGACTGGACCGCGCAGAAGTGGCGGACCAAGTCGGGCAAGCGCTCTTCCGACACCGGGGAGCGCTATCTGCCTGAGGCTGCGATCAAGAGCCTGTCACCTTCGGAGTACGCTGCGACGACCAAGGCCAAGCGCGCAGGCAAAGCGTCAGGAAAGCAGTTTGTGAAGCAGCCCAAGAGCATCGCCAACAAGACGGCGAGGTTTAGATGACCACTTCTGGTACAGCCGCCTTTGACCTCGATCTCAATGAGATTGTGGAAGAAGCCTTTGAGCGATGTGGTGCAGAAATGCGCACGGGATATGACTTACGTACTGCGCGACGTAGTCTTAATTTGTTGTTTGCAGCGTGGGCAAATCGCGGCGTGAATTTGTGGACAGTGGCCCAGGGCTCGATCAACCTCACCCAAGGCGTCAACACCTACAACCTTCCGCAGGACACCGTCGACCTCCTTGAGCACGTGATCAGAACCGGTGCAGGGAACGTCTCGACCCAGGTCGACCTCACCATCACGCGTATCTCGGTCTCGACCTACTCCTCTATCCCGAACAAGCTCCAGCAGGCCCGACCGATTCAGGTCTGGATCAACCGACAAGCACCCACGCCAACCATCACCGTGTGGCCCACGCCTGACCAGACCGGGGTCTACCAGTTCGTCTACTGGTATCTGCGCCGCATTCAAGACGCCGGTGCCGGGGGCACCTACACCCAGGATGTCCCCTTCCGGTTCCTCCCGTGCTTGGTCTCCGGGCTGGCCTACTACCTCGCGCTGAAGATCCCCGGAGCGATGGACAGAATCCAACTCCTTAAAGCCCAGTACGATGAAGACTGGGACCGGGCTTCATCGGAAGACCGCGAGAAGGCTGCGGTACGGTTCGTACCGAGGCAACAATTCATCTCATGAATTGCTATGTCTAACCGCTTTGCAAACGGCAGAAAGGCGTTCGGCTTTTGCGATCTTTGCGGTTTCCGTTTCGACTTAAAACGCCTTAAAAACCTCGTCGTAAAGACGAAGGAAACACAGATCAAGGCGTGCCCGCAGTGCTGGACGCCCGATCAACCGCAGTTGCAGTTGGGTATGTACCCGATCAGCGACCCACAGGCCATCAGAAACCCCCGCCCGGATACGAACACGTGGTACCAGTCAGGTGTCAACGCCCTTGGTAACGTCAGCGAAGGGATGCTGATCATCCAGTGGGGCTGGAACCCCGTCGGCGGTGCTTCGTACTTTGACGCCCCACTAACGCCGAACACGCTCGTCGGCGTGGGGGAAGTTGGGTCGGTGACGATAGGCGATACCGGAACGCCCCAGTTCACGCTTGTTGAAGTCCTGTACACCACTCCGGGAACGTACTCTTGGACTGCTCCTGCTGGAGTCACTTCGATTTATGTGCTGTGCGTGGGAGGCGGCGGTCAGGGTACTCAAAGTACGCCAATTGCACAAAGTTCTTGGTTCCAAAGTTCTTCGCTTGCTGGCGGTTTTGTTGCCGGGGCTGGAGCAAGAGGTACGGCATTTTCTGGTGGTAGTGGTGGTGGTGGCCCAGGTAATAGCACATTTATAGGCGGTAGCGTATACGGCGGCAGTGGTGGCAACGGTGCAAATAGGTCTTCTACGCTAATTACCGGAGGCGGCGGAGGGGCTGGCGGTTATTTAGGGAACGGCGGAGCGGGCGGGAACGCGACTATCCCCCCAACTGCCGGTAGCGGTGGTGGCGGCGCTGGTGGTGCTACTGATGTTTCAGGTGGTGGCGTCGGCCTTGGGGGCCCCGGTAGTAGTGGCATTGCTAGTGGGCAAGGCGGCTCTGGCGGTACTGACGGTACGACAAGTTCGCCCGGAGTGTACGGTGCAGGTGGTCGCGGACTATTTGCAGTGAGCGCCAATAGCGGTGGTGGCGGCGGAGCGCTTAGGTGGACGCCAAATCGTACCGTGGTTCCATTGACAAGCTACAACCTTTGCGTTGGAGCCGGTGGCAGCACCGCACCTAACGTGCATCGCGGAGGCAACGGCGCAGTCAAGATTGCCTACTGGCTCCCCGTGCCCTGACACTTCCCTAACCCCGCCCATCGGCGGTATGATCAACATGGGCCACGGGCCCGAAGGAGTGAATGATGAAGACCATGTCCCCGAAAGCCGCCGTGCACAAGCACGAGGCCGCGATGCACCCGGGCAAGCCCAAGACCAAGCTCGCCAAGGGCGGCATGGCGAAGTACAACCAGGGCGGCGTCACCAACGAGTCCCTGAAGGCCATGGGCCGCAACATGGCCCGCGTCGGCAACCAAGGGGGGAAGAAGTGATGAAGGCCAAGAAAGTGCCCACGCCGGTCATCTCCGGCGACGCGCCGATGCCGCGCATGGTGGTCGGCAACATCGCAAGCGCCCCCTGCCCGCCCGTGAAGACCTCCGGCATCAAGGTCCGGGGCGGCAAGGCCCAGACCAAGGGCTTCATGGCCCGAGGGCCGATGGCGTAAGCCATGAACTACGCCGACCTTCAGCAGGCCGTGGAGGACACGGTTGAGAACACGTTCTCAGCCACGGACTTTGCCACGCTGACTCGGCTTGCCGAGCAGAAGATCTACCAGTCGGTGCAGTTGCCGATCCTGCGCAAGGACGCGACGCTGGCGCTCACTGGCGGTGTGCCGACGGTCAACCTACCGGCGGACTTCTTGGCGGCGTACAGCATCGCGGTGTTCTCCACGCTCCTCGGCAGCGCCGGGGCCCGGGAGTTCCTCCTGAACAAGGACGTGAACTTCATGCGGGAGAGCTACCCCATCCCGGCCACCACTGGGACACCTCGGTACTACGCGCTCGACGGAACCGACTTGGGCAACGATCTGGTCCAGAAGATCCTCCTGGGCCCCACGCCCGGTGCCAACTTCAGCCTCGACCTGAACTACTTCTACCAGCCAGAAACCATCGTTACAGCGGGTACCACATGGCTCGGAGACAACTTTGAGTCGGTGTTGCTGAACGCTGTCCTCGTCGAAGCCGCACGCTTCATGAAGGAAGAAGCGGATGTCATGAAGATGTACCAAGACCAGTTCAATGAGTCGTTCCTGCTGTTGAAGAACCTTGGTGACGGAAAGGATCGGCAGGACGCGTACCGCAGCGGTCAAGTAAGGAATCCGGTGAAGTAAATGCCCCACTACGTGGTTGTGCCCAGCAGGAGTTTTTAAGTGGCAATCCTCCAAGGAATGTGCTCGTCCTTCAAGCAGGAGTCCTGGCTGGCCATCCATGACCTTGACACGGACGCCCTCAAAATCGCCCTCTACACGGCAGCGGCAGACCTGAGTCAGGCGACGACGGTTTACACGCCGACGGGCGAAACCTCCGGCACGGGCTACATCTCAGGGGGCATTCCCCTCACCGGGGCTCAAGTCCTCCTCTCGGGCACCACGGCCTATCTGACCTTCGACAACCCCACCTGGGCCAACGCCTCGTTCGTCTGCCGTGGGGCGCTGATCTACAACGCATCCAAGGCCAACCGCGCCATCGCGGTGCTCGACTTCGGGGCCGATAAGACGGCCTCCGGCACGTTCACCGTTCAACTGCCTGCGGCCACAGCCGCTTCAGCGCTGCTGCGTTTCGCTTGAGGTCATCATGGCAAGTACCTTCACGCCTCTCCTGAAGTTCAACAAGCCCGCCCTCGGCGACACTGGCTGGGGCACCGCCGTCAACAGCGGCTTCACGGATCTGGCGGACTCGGCCATTGCCGGGACCACGACGCTCAGCACGGATGCTGACGTTACGCTGACGACGGCCAACGGGGCGACGGATCAGGCCCGGCAGATGATCCTCAATTGCACCGGCTCACGGGCCGCGCAGCGCACGATCACGGCCCCGGCGGCGAGCAAGGTCTACGTCGTCATCAACGGCACGAGCGGCGGCTTCGGAGTCAAGCTGGTCGGTGTGGGTCCGACGACG